GAAATTGGACAAATACTTGAGATTCAAGGTTTGCGAATTGGCTTGCCGTTGGAACCACAAGACTTGCGTGTGCAAGGCAACAAATGGCAAAAAATAGAGTACCCTAAAGAGTTACAAAAACTTAAAAATATCTTTGACTGGAGAAACTATCCAGAGGAAAGCAAAGATCAATGGTACGATTTTATAGACGAAGAGTTTAAACGTAGAGACGAGGGTTTTTGGTTTATGAACGATGGTGAGCCAACCTATATAACAGGTAGTCACTATATGTATTTACAATGGAGCAAGATTGATGTTGGCGCTCCAGATTTTAGACAAGCCAACAGGTTGTTCTTTATATTTTGGGAAGCTTGTAAAGCTGACAAACGTTGCTATGGTATGTGTTATTTAAAAAACAGACGTAGTGGTTTTTCCTTTATGAGCTCTGCAGAGGCTGTTAATCAAGCTACTATATCAAGTGATAGTAGATATGGAATATTATCTAAAAGTGGTGCCGATGCTAAGAAAATGTTTACCGATAAAGTTGTACCAATATCTATCAACTATCCTTTCTTTTTCAAGCCGATACAAGATGGTATGGACAGACCTAAGTCTGAGCTTGCTTATAGGGTTCCTGCAAGTAAGTTTACGCGTAAAAAAATTACTGCCAACGAAAGGCAGGAAGAGCTGGTTGGACTTGACACTACTATTGATTGGAAAAATACTGGTGACAACAGCTACGACGGCGAAAAGCTTAATCTGTTAGTACACGATGAAAGTGGTAAGTGGGAACGACCTGACAATATATTAAACAACTGGCGCGTAACAAAAACCTGTTTACGACTAGGTAGTAGAATTATAGGTAAGTGTATGATGGGATCAACGTCAAACGCTTTGGATAAAGGTGGTGATAACTTTAAAAAGTTATACTACGATAGTGATGTAACTAAAAGAAATAGAAATGGTCAAACACGTTCTGGTTTATATTCTCTGTTTATCCCAATGGAATGGAACTATGAAGGTTTTATTGACGAGTTTGGACGACCCGTGTTTAATACCCCAGGACGAGAGTGTCTTGGACCTGACGGAGAACTAATAGATGTAGGCGTAATAGATCACTGGGACAACGAAGCAGACGGGTTAAAAGACGATCAAGATGCGCTAAACGAGTTTTACAGACAATTTCCAAGAACTGAAGAGCACGCGTTTAGAGATGAAACAAAAAATAGTATATTTAATTTAGTTAAAATATACGAACAAATAGATTACAACGAGGGTAATAGAAGCGCTGGTGTTTTAAACGTTGGCAACTTTCAATGGATTAACGGAGTTAAAGATACTAACGTTATGTTTTATCCAGACCCTAAAGGTAGATTTAAAATTAGTTGGTTTCCATCTATAAATCTACAAAATAGTGTAATAGTAAAAAATGGAATTAAATACCCAGGTAACGAGCATATTGGTGCGTTTGGTTGTGATAGCTACGATATTAGTGGTACTGTGGACGGCCGTGGATCAAAAGGATCACTTCATGGACTAACTAAGTTTTCCATGGAAGACGCTCCACCAAACCACTTTTTTTTAGAATATATAGCTAGACCACAAACCGCTGAAATATTTTTTGAAGATGTATTAATGTCATTAGTTTTTTACGGCATGCCATTACTTGCGGAGAACAATAAACCAAGATTATTGTATTACCTAAAACGTAGAGGTTACAGAGGTTTTAGTATGAATAGACCAGATAAAGTTTGGAATAAACTTTCAGTTGCAGAGAAAGAAGTAGGTGGTATACCTAACTCCAGTGAAGATATAAAACAAGCTCATGCGGCTGCTATTGAAATGTATATTCAAAAGCACGTTGGTTTAATAGATGATTTAAAATATGGTGATATGTATTTTAATGAAACATTAAACGATTGGGCAAAGTTTGACATAAATAAAAGAACAAAGTTTGATGCTGCTATTAGTTCTGGATTAGCAATAATGGCCTGTAACAAGAATCTATACAGACCACACGCAGAAAGAAAAAGAGCAGCTTTAAATTTAAACATAGCTAAATATAACAACGATGGGAAGTTCTCAACGTTAATTAAATAAAAAGTATGTATAACTCAGGAGGAAGTTATTTTCCAAGTCAAGTCATTAGTGACGTAGAGAAAATAAGTTTGGATCACGGTCTTAAGGTAGCTTACGCTATAGAGACTGAGTGGTTTAATAAATCTTATAACGGTAAGTATTATCAAAACGTTAATAGATTTCATGAACTTAGACTTTACGCTAGAGGAGAGCAAAATATTCAAAAGTACAAAGATGAACTATCTATTAACGGTGATTTATCTTATTTAAACTTAGACTGGAAACCAGTACCAATTATTCCTAAATTCGTTGATATTGTAGTAAACGGAATATCTGAAAGAGGTTATAAAGTAAACGCATATTCACAAGATCCTTTTGGCGTTGCTAAAAGAACAGAATACATGAACGTAATGTTAGCTGATATGCTAACTAAAGACTTGGCTAAAACTGCTAAAGATCAGTTCGGTGTAAATGTATCTGAAAATCCTATTGATGAGCTACCAGAAACAAAAGAAGAGTTAGATCTTCACATGCAGTTAACTTACAAGCAGAACATTGAGATAGCTGAAGAGTCTGCAATATCAACACTGCTAGAGGGTAATAGGTTTGAGTTAACAAGAAGAAGATTTTACAAAGACTTAGTTGAGATAGGTATAGGTTGTGTAAAAACTGGTTTTAACGCTTCGCAAGGTGTAACAGTTGATTATGTAGATCCAGCAAATATTGTTTACTCATACACAGAGTCTCCATACTTTGAAGACATATACTACGTAGGTGAGGTTAAAGAAATACCTATAAACGAACTTGTAAGAGAGTTTCCTTTCCTTACAAACGAAGATTTAGAACAAATAAAGAAAACAAAGTCAACGAAATACTCTGCTGCAAAAGGAAACAGTAGATATAATCCTTCTAGCATTGACGAAAACAGAGTTCAAGTTTTATATTTCAATTATAAAACATACATGAACGAAGTTTACAAAATTAAGAAAACAGCAAGTGGAGCTGATAAAGCTATAGAAAAAGATGATACTTTTAAGCCGCCTCCAGGTATTGAAGGTCGTTTTGATAAAATGGAAAGAGCTGTTGAGGTATTATTTGAAGGGGCTAAAATAGTAGGTGGTGATCGTATGCTTCGTTGGGAGCCTGCTAAAAACCAAATGCGACCAAAAAGCGATTACACTAAAGTTAAAATGAATTACCAGATTGTAGCACCTAGAATGTACAAAGGTAAAATTGAAAGTTTAGTAAGCCGCATAACTGGTTTTGCAGATATGATTCAGCTTACACACTTAAAGCTACAGCAAGTTATGTCACGTATGACACCTGATGGTGTTTACCTCGATGCTGATGGTTTAGCAGAAATAGATTTAGGTAACGGAACAAACTACAATCCACAAGAAGCACTAAACATGTTCTTTCAAACTGGTTCTGTTATTGGTAGATCATTCACCTCAGAGGGTGATATGAATCCAGGTAAAATACCTATTCAAGAAATACAGTCAAGCTCTGGTGGTAACAAGCTACAAGCATTAATACAGACTTACAACTACTATTTACAAATGATTCGTGATGTCACCGGGCTTAACGAGGCTAGAGATGGTAGTACTCCAGATAAAAATGCTTTAGTTGGTATTCAAAAATTAGCAGCTGCAAACAGTAACACAGCTACAAGACACGTACTTCAAGCAGGTATGTTCTTAACAGCTGAGGTTTGTGAAGCGTTATCTCTTAGAATATCTGATATACTAGAATACTCACCAACAAAAGAAGCGTTTATTCAAGCTATAGGTAATCATAATGTAGCAACTCTAAAAGAAATAGAAGAGTTACACTTATATGACTTTGGTATATTCTTAGAGTTAGATCCAGACGAAGAAGAAAAACAAATGCTTGAAAATAATATACAAATGGCGTTGAGTCAAGGTAGCCTTGATTTAGAAGACGCTATTGATGTTAGAAATATTAAGAACGTAAAGTTAGCTAATCAACTTCTTAAAATACGTAGAAAAAAGAAGATGGAAAAAGATCAAGCGCAACAAGAAGCTGCTATTCAAGCTCAAGCGCAAGCTAACTCTCAAATGCAACAGGCGTCAGCGCAAGCAGAAACTACTAAGGCTTTACAAATACAAGAAGGCGAGATAAAACTAGAACAAGTTAAAGCTCAATTAAAACTACAGACAATGCAGCAGGAGGCGGAGATTAAAAAGAGTTTAGTTGAGCACGCACATCAGTTTAACATGGCACTTAAAAATGCTGAAATGAACGTTAAATCTAACGCTGATAACTTTAGAGAAGATCGCAAAGACAAAAGAACAAAGATACAAGCTACGCAGCAAAGCGAGCTTATAAATCAAAGACAGGCAGGCACTCCACCTAAAAACTTTGAAGATACAAGTGATAATATGCTTAGTACCATACTAGGAGAAAATGTTTAAATATGGCTTATAAAATGAAAGGATTTCCAATGATGAAGGGCACGGCTCTTTATCAGGAAGCGTATAAAGAAACTCGTAGAGTAAAAAGACGTAGAAGTAAAAGCCGTATGGCTCAAGACGAACTTAATAGATTAGAAAATGGTCTTGAAAAGCTAACAGAAAGGTTTGGTAAAAATCCTAGTGATGCTCAAAAAGATAGATTAGCTGATTTAAGGTTTAGAATACAAAAAGCTAGAGAAGTTGCTGACAAGAAGCTAGCTAAGTACGAAAAGTTAACAGGTAGAACTACTAAAAAGGAAGAGCCAGCTGAACAAAAAGTAGATCCTACAGCTCCAAATAAAGATGCCAACGAAATGCTTGCTGAAAAACTTGAAGAAGAAGAGTACGATACTGCTCCAGAGAATCAAGTAGAAGAGCTTGTCAATATTTTGCCAGAAGAAGAAAAAGAAGAAACGGAAGAGGAAAGACAGGCTAGAATTAATGAGGAGATGAAAAAAACTATTGAACAACAAAACAAAAGAAACAAAGAAAAAATTAAAAGTGGTGGAGGTGGTAGAAAAACCACAGCCTCTAATACTCAATATATAAAACATAAGGGGCACGATACTACTGCAACTTACAATTTTGGATAATAACGTTATTAATAAAAAAAAAGAAAATGGCATTTAAAATGAAAGGGTTTCCAATGCAGAAAGGTACTGGATCCTACTTAAAAGCAGAGTCTGCAGCTCGAATGAAAAAAGAGGCTGCTGCTCGAATGAAAGAAGAGGCTGCTGCTTCTGCTGCTAAACAAAAATATGACAAATCAGATACTGATGAGCGAGTTTACGACTTAGATCAAAAAAAATACGACAAGTTTAGAAGTACGCAGGGTAAAAAATTTCCTGATATAAGATACCTTGGTAAAAAAGAAAACAAAAAGTTTTTAGAGGAATATTTAAAAAGAAAAGATAATAAAATAGTATCTAAAAGTATTAGCGAAAGTGATAAAGATTCTCCTGCTCCTCAAACTGCAAGACAAGCTAAAAAAGCTACTAAAGAAGCTAGAAAATTTGTAAGAAAAGCTAACAGGATAACTGATCGCGCTAACAAATACATGAAAAGAAAAGGAAAAGACGCTGGCATGGTAGTTGATGAGACTGGAGAAAAAGTAGAGAGATACGAGTTAACTCCTAAACAAACTAAAAAAGTTGATAAGAAAAAAGCTAGAGCAGCTAAAGCTTTCAGTAAAGCAAAAGGTGTAGAAGCTGAATTCAGAGCTAAATACTCTTCTCCTGCTGCTCAGAAAAAAGAACATCCTTCTGTAACAAAATATTACAAAGCAGTAAAAGATGCTGAAAATGAATTTAAATCTTTTATAGGCA